TTAATAGGAGAACAATTATGAAATTTAATACAACTAATTTGGCAGACTTCGACCGTTATTTCGTTGGCGCAGATCGCGTCATGAAAAGATTAGCAGATATTGCTGATCAATCGTCGCAAATGATGCCAATAAAATATCCCCCATACAATATCAAGAAAGTCGATGAGGATCGCTACGTAATCGAACTCGCAGTTGCTGGGTTCAGTAAGTCGGAGATTGATATTGAGTTGCAAGAAGGTAAGTTGAGCATTCGCGGAAACTGCGAAACACCTGATCCGGAGCAATATCTTTACAAGGGAATTGCTGAGCGAGGATTCAAACGTGAATTCACTCTCGCCGACAATGTTGAAGTAAAGAGTTCTTCTCTGGTAAATGGTATGCTGAAGATCTTTCTTGAGGCATTTATTCCAGAAGAAAAGAAAGCAAAGAAAATCGAAATCAGCGATGAGGATAATGAGTATCCGTCACAGGCTGCCGAATTCTTAGCAGAAGGTAAAACAAAGTAATTTAATACTGGTGGGTGGGATTAATTCTCACCCACCATTAACAATGAAGGTGAATACATGAGTAATATTAGATGTGTGAAGTTAATCAGTGGTGATGAAATTATCGCTGATATCGATGAGACAATTGATGGTCTTGTCATCCTAAAGAAACCTATGCAGATTATGATGATTCCTAATCAGAATAATCAATTCGGTATAGGTCTAGCACCATTCTGCCCATACGCAAAAGATGACATGGTTCCTCTACGTTCTGGTGCAGTTATCACAGTTTTTGAACCAGAGACTGGAATGTTAAACGAGTATAATACTCGCTACGGTTCAGGTCTGGTTGTTCCAGAAAGTAAGATTATCATATGAAACCATTAATCGCTCTCGCATTATTCCTCATTCCAGGAACAGCATTCGCTTCCCCGTGTGATCAGTTCTATCCGAATGGTAAGGAAATCGTAGTTCCAAACACTAAGGTTCTCTGTAACTCATTCTTCGCGGTCGTCTATGATGATGACCGTAATGCAAATATTTTCTCAACTGAGATTGCGCAGGAACGAGTAAAGAAAACTCCACGTACTGACGACTTCCGTGCTGATAAGCGCATCGCTGACTCACCAACACCCGCTGACTATACCAACTCTGGTTATGACCGTGGACACATGGTTCCTGCAGCAAATGCTGATGATCCAAACGAGATGTCAGATACTTTCTTTATGACCAACATGACACCGCAGTTGCCTTCTGTCAATCGTGTCGCTTGGAAAAATCTAGAAGAACGTATTCGTTCCGTTCCTTTCAAGTGGGTTGTAACTGGTGCACATTACTCTGCAACGCCCAAAGTAATTGGTAAGAACAAGGTTCCAGTTCCAGACTTTCTTTACAAGGTTGCATTCTTCGAGAGTGGAAACGTTGCAGTCTATATCGTAGACAATCTAGTTCCCAAGTCACAGGTTTCAACTATGAAACTGGAAGAACTAGAAGCAAAGATAGGATATAAGTTACGATAAATCCCTTTACTTTTGTTATGTTTTATAGTATAGTAGTATTTGATAATGAGGGATTTATATGAAATTTTATACATGCGCACACCAGTATGGTTCCAAGGTTCTTGTCCGTGGAGTACATAACGGTGTGCGCTTCACCAAACGAGATGACTTCAGTCCCACACTGTTCGTAAAATCCAAGGGTGGTGAAGAAACAAAGTACAAGTCTCTGTATGGAGAAGATCTTCAACCGATTGACTTTGAAGACAACAATGCTGCCAAGCAGTTTGTTCAGACCTATGGTCAAGTAGACAACTTTGAAATCTTTGGGCAGACCAACTATGGTTACCAATACATCACAAAGAAGTATCCTGGAGAAATCCAGTGGGATATGTCTCAACTTAATATTCAGACTGTCGATATTGAGACTTCAGCAGAGCATGGATTTCCTGATGTAAACAATCCTATCGAAGAAGTTCTTCTAATCACGGTCAAGAATCTCGTCACTCGTCAGATTATCACATTCGGTTGTGGTGATTTTGATGACAAGAACTCTGAGATTGTGCAGACGCTGAGGGATGCTGGTAACAAGTTTCTCTATGTAAAATGCGACAATGAACGTGACTTGCTAGAAACCTTTCTGCGTTTCTATTCTGACGATCATCCAGATATTATTACAGGTTGGAACTGCGAACTGTTCGACGTTGCATATCTAATCTCTCGGATAGATCGTCTGTTCTGCACCGAAGAAGATACAACCATGCGCAAGAAGTTCTCGCCATGGGGTCTGGTTCGTCGTAAGAATTTGACAATCATGGGTCGCGAACATATCTCATATGATATTACTGGCGTCGCAGTTATTGACTATCTCGATCTCTATAAGAAGTTTACGTATACTCGACAAGAGAGTTACAAGTTGGATCATATCGCCAAGGAAGAACTTGGTAAGAAAAAACTTGAGCATCCGTATGAGACATTCCGCGAGTTCTATACAAAAGATTGGACACGGTTCGTAGAGTATAACATCATCGACGTTGAGATCGTTGACGAACTTGAGCGCAAGATGAAACTGATTGAACTTGTGCTCACGATGGCATACGATGCTAAGTGTAATTATACTGATGTGTTCTCACAGGTTCGCACGTGGGATTGTATCATCTACAATCACCTTAATGATCAAAATATTCAGATCCCCCAGAAGAAAGAAAACAGGGGTAGGACTATTGAGGGTGCGTATGTGCAAGAACCAAAACCAGGAAGGTATGACTGGGTTGTTTCTTTTGATGCTACCTCGCTGTATCCATCAATCATCATGCAGTATAACCAATCGCCAGAGACTTTCGTTCAGGGTGTAGTAAAAGATACAACGGTGAAAGGATTGCTCAAGCATAGTTATGACCTTGACTCTCTCAAACGAGATGATGTTTGCATGACTGCCAATGGTTATTGCTATACTCGCAAGAAGATGGGAATGTTTCCTGAGATTGTTCAGAAGTTCTTTGATGACCGACAACGTTACAAGAAACTGATGATCATTGCTCAGAAAGAATATGAGGATACTAAAAATCCCAAACTAAAGAACGACATCTCGAAGTATAATAACTTTCAGATGGCAAGAAAGATTCAGTTGAACTCACTGTTCGGTGCGTTGGCGAATGAATATTTCCGATACTATGATGCTCGTATTGCCGAGGGTATCACTACTACTGGTCAGTATATTATTCAGGAAGTAGGTAAAGCACTTGACGTTTATCTTAACAAAGTTGTAGGAACAAATGGACACAACTACTCTTTCTACAGTGATACTGATTCTTGTTATATTTCCTTGGACCCTCTTGTTCGTAAGTTCTATGGTAATCTATCACGTGATAAACTCATTGATGTTCTCGATAAAATCTGCGAAGAGAAAATCACAGAGGCAATCAACAAGAGTTGTGATGGACTTGCGGACTACACGAATGCATTTCAAAAGAAAATTGTATTCAAACGTGAGGCAATCGCAGAACGTGGTCTCTGGGTTGCGAAGAAAAGGTATGCACTCAACGTCTACGATAATGAAGGTGTCCGATACAAAGACCCGAAACTTAAAGTCATGGGTCTCGAGATCGTTCGTTCTTCCACTCCAGCACCTGTTCGCGAAAGTCTCAAAGAAGCAGTGAGGTTATCGTTGACTGCAGATGAAGCAACTTTACAGAAGTTTATTGAGCACACTCGTGGGTTGTTTAATAAAATGGAACCTGAAGATATTGCTTTCCCGCGAAGCGTCAATGGACTTGTCAAGTATACCTCAAGAGCAGACATCTACGCAAAGGGAACACCGATGCATGTTCGTGGTGCGCTGATGTATAACTATTTACTTGAGAAGCACAATCTTACTATGAAGTATGAAGCAATTCAAGAAGGCGAGAAGATTAAGTTCCTATACTTGAAGGAACCAAATACTATTCGTGAAAATTGTATTGGTTTTATTGGGAAAATTCCAAAAGAGCTTGACATTCATAAGTATGTAGATTATAATACAATGTTCAATAAGAGTTTTCTTGAACCATTAAAACAAATTGTAGAAGGCATTGGTTGGAATACAGAACCAGTTGCCACGTTAGAGGATATGTTTACATGAATGCACTAATAGATAAAATTAAAAAGAACAGCACCATTAAGGAGACCAACGTTCTCTCTAAGAGTAAGTTGTTCAGCACCAAGGATCTGATCCAGACATCAGTTCCTGCCTTGAATGTCGCCCTGTCTGGTAAACTTGATGGTGGTCTGACTCCAGGTCTGACTGTTTTTGCTGGTCCATCGAAGCACTTCAAGACAGCGTTTGCTATGATGCTAGTTAAGAGTTTCCAAACAAAGTATCCTGATGGTGTCATCCTGTTCTATGACTCTGAGTTTGGTGCACCACAATCATACTTTGAGAACTTCGGTATTAATACTGACATGGTAATTCATACACCAATCACTGACATTGAACAGTTGAAGCATGATGTCATGCAACAAATTAATCAGTTCGAACGTGCTGATAATGTTATGATTGTTGTTGACTCTGTTGGTAACTTGGCATCTAAGAAGGAAGTTGATGATGCTCTCGATGGTAAGTCGGTTGCTGACATGACTCGTGCTAAACAGATGAAGTCGCTGTTCCGTATGATCACACCGCACCTTACCATCAAGGATATTCCTATGGTCGTGGTCAATCATACTTACATGGAAATTGGTATGTTCCCGAAGGCGATCGTGTCAGGTGGAACTGGTATCTATTACTCTGCTGATAACATCTTCATCATTGGTCGTCAGCAGGAGAAGCAAGGCACCGAGGTGGTTGGTTACAACTTTATCATCAACGTCGAGAAGTCTCGTTACGTTCGCGAGAAATCTAAGATTCCGATTGAAGTTACCTTTGAAGGTGGTATTAGTAAGTGGTCGGGACTACTAGACATTGCTCTGGAATCTGGTCATGTCATTAAACCGTCGAACGGTTGGTATCAGAAAGTTGGTGAAGAAAAGAAGCATCGCCTGAATGATACTTACACTAAGGAATTCTGGATGCCTGTTCTGACCGACCCAACGTTCGGCGAGTGGATTGAAAATCGTTATCGCATGGGCAATGGACAAATGATGGAGGGTGACAATGTGGACATTTCTGATGAAGATATTTCAGAAGAATACGAAAATCAAGATATGTGATCAATGCGGGGTCGCTCTGAAAAAGAACGACCCTGCTATTTGCCTTCACGGTATCGAAGAGGGTCTTGAGTATGAGATCTTTGTTTGTGAACCATGTTGTATTAAAATTGCACATGAATATGATGAAATAGAGGATTTAAAAATTGCAGAAGATCGAGACGATTATACTGAGTAAATTGTTTTCTGATGAAGACTATGCTCGCAAGGTAATTCCATTCATAACACCAGAATATTTCCACGATACTTCCGA